TAAATTTAATCACCAAAAGTCAAAAATCAATCATTCAAACATTACAACTCGTTATCGTACCGCTTTTATAATAGTGTTTTGGCTCTACAGTATCATCTAAAGAATCTTTAATCGAAATCAAAAGAACAGATTCCACATCAACTGCCACATCATTATATGCATTCATGATGCTGCAGTACATTTTGATATTATCCAGAAAGTTTATCAACATTTTGCCTTCGTACAGATCCCACATCTCTTCCAACATAGTGACATGGTAATTACTTGCATCAACAATCAGATATTTCGCCTCAATAAACTTATTAATGATAGTAACTATTCTGCCGGCATCAGCTTTACCAACTCTTTTCAATTCTCTTCTTTTTCTACGTGCTAAGCTCATAATTATTAATTTAGTGGAAAGTATAATCAAATGTATCGTCAAATATTCTTTTTATGTCAATCTTACCTGCACCGTACAGATTTGGCCTGCTGAGCTGATATTTAAAGTCAAACGAAATTAATTCATCAGGTGCATTAGATCTTACAACCGTTGCATCAGTAATTGTTACCGGTACCAGGTCACTCAATATCTTCAGGAAAACCTCATTACTCACAAAGAGATCTTCAGCCCATTGTCCGTGATTTTCACTTAACACCCCGGTATTTGCTTCAAATTTCTTAATTTCTTTTGTTCTGAATCTGAAAAGCATATCACGAATGTACCCTGTTGAATTCTCATATTCATTTTGTCTTTCAACTAAACCCTTTGGTACGAAGCTTTCCCGGCAACCAAAAGAGTTCCTGAAGATAAGCTCAGGTTCTTCATTTCTTTCATCACTGTCAAGATAATAGATCATCATCCTGTTACCTGCTTTTATTATATACCTGCTTATGAGTTCAGGTGAAGCGAGAATACGTTCAGGCGATACATCAATTTCAACAATCTGATTAATATCTGCTATGTTACGAATAACAGTAGGACCAACTCTGGTACCCTCTTTTGCAATTGTTTCCAACGTTACATCAACTGCTGCAGTGGTATATAATGAAAGTATCTCTATTTGCCAGGTATGAGTTAATTTCCAACCGCTTAGTAGTGTGAGAAAATTATTAGTTGTAAAATTAGAAGTTGTAGTATCAATTCTCTTCTCTCCAAGAATCGCTCTAAAAGATTTAGTAGCGCTGGTATTACCATCTGTAAAATTAAGTGTGTAAGCTGCTGATAGTCCTGGTATTTCTCCAAGATCCGAAGCAATGACTTTTCCCAGGTCACGGATCCAAACTCTTCCTTTATTATTTGCCCAATATTTTTCTGTAAGAATTACATCAGCCCCTTTGTTCAGTGTGAAAGTAAGCGAGTCATAGCAGTTTACTTCAATGTCAGGAATCATTGAAGTAAAATATAGTGAATCTAAAATTGTGACTATTTGTATCATAACTTAAATCGCTTTCTCCGTTTTGCTATAATTAAAATGCATGAGACTAATATTACTGCACCCGTAATTATTACCCATCCCCATTCACTACCTTGGATTGGTCTACTGTCTGCTTTCGAGTGTACTGTTTCATTTATAATTGTAGAGCTGCTGTCTCTCTCTGCAACGTCCTGCTCCTTTTCATTCATGGAAACAGCTCGTGCAGTTCGCTCTTCTGTAGCCATGTCGCTTCGTTGTCTGTCCCCCCACGCTTCAGATATGCTTCGTATTGTTCCCGTTGAGTCGTATTCAATAATCCTGATGTAGGATTTATCAATTTCAAATCCGCTTCGTTCTGACGTTTCAACTCCTCTAACTTCAAGTCGAGTAACATCTTTGATTTGTTCATTTCGCTCATAAACTCTATTAGTTGTCTCTCCTCGCTGGACATCTTTTTGAGTGCGGCACCCACCAAGAAATATAACAGCAAACAAAGCCCACCAACAAACAACACGAAAGCTAACAGCATTTTCAACTCCATACTTCATCCTTTTTTATTTCAAATATAAAGCTGTAGTCTAAGTGCAAAAAAGACATAAAAAAAACGGCCGACATTTCTGCAAGCCGTTTTTAATAACAAGTAATAATTTTACTTTTCTACTACTATTACAGCATCGATTGGCGCAACAGCTACAATTTGATCATTTTCATTCAAAATAATTGTTTGTTGATATGGAGGTTTAGCTGGTCTTAGTTTACTCCCTTCCACTACAGTATAGATGTCTTTCCCTGGCACGTAAATTATAAACTTTCTCATAATTATAAATAATTAGTGATTAATAAATTAGCTTTACAAATATAACTAATATTCTCCGATAATCTTTGAATTATCACCTCCCGATATCAGCCATTTTGGATATCCACCGTCAAAAATGATCTTATAGCCACTTGTAGCTAGGAACATGCTTACTTCATCTGCCGTGAATTCACCGGCACCCATCAGATCATTAGCTATCTCCTGACTATCTTTCAATATAGGCTCTTCTCCCTCTTTTGCAGGCGGATATTCTCCGGCCCATCTGCTTAATATTACAATTTTCCAATCAACTTGATCGTTATTCATTAAAGCCTCCTTTCTTATTTGGTACTGATATTTGACACTCTTTCATAGAAGTGAACAGATCTCTGATCTCATAAAAGAACACTAACGCCTCTTTGCGTTCATACTCCGTAGTCCATTCATCTTCAGAAGCAAGTGCAGCTAACTTAATGCTTCTGTCTGCAATTCCTATACACTCATCCAAGCTGTATATTCGTATAAGCTTGAACAGTGGTTCAACATTCATCAATACATTCCTGTAAGGATTATTCACCAGGATGGGAGATCTATCTTTATTATCCATGATCAAAATCTCCTTTCTGTATCAATAGTAAAACGTATGAAAGCTTCGCCGGTCCAGCAGGAAATTGCATTATACCGGTACTTTTTCTCGATTAACAACCTTACTGGCGTCTGTTCATCTTCCTTGTCAATAGCTTCAAGGAGTTTTAAAAGTTTGCTTTTGAAATCTCCGAGAGTGGAGTTACTCATCTTTTCGCGAAATAGTTGTGGAGTAATTTCGCTGATCTGATTTAATTCGGGCATCACTGCCGTAGAAAGGTTACTCATAATTACGAATATTTTTAGCATTTAAAAAAAGAACGGTTTCGCTACCCGTTGCTAAAGTCTTTCGTAAAAGGCTTGCATGAACCATTACAATACATGCACGGGGCGAAACCGCCATAAATTTTATGGAATGGACATAAAAAAAGCCAGATATATCCGGCAACATCCATTGCCTTTTACGAATTGAAAAACTTTAGCACTGCAAATATGGTGAATTAATTTGGATTAGCAATTGGAAAAACAAATTATTATATATGTTACAAAACACATATATAGTATTTGCCATAATCAATACTTATTTTAGACTATCGCTTACCTTATTCTAATATAATAGGAGTTTATTAGAACAAGCCAAGGGGTATGTAAGAGCCAGGTATGGCCAAAAAAAGAACCTGCATTGTCCAAATGAACAATGCAGGTCTCATAATAAAACAGTGTATAATTATAAATAAGTGCTTTTAAAAAACACTTTTTCAGGAAAGCTTTTTTGCTCCTCTTCGCTCAGATCAAAGAAACCTTCCATTATCCATTTAAGATCATCCTCCATTTTGTGCATATCTGCCCTGGTTGCTCTCATAGTTTCTTCATCATCGGCACGCATGGAGATGTTTTTTATTTTTTCAATATCTCGTTTCAAGATGTTTTCTTTAACTAAGTACTTATCCCTGAAGTGGTAATAATTCTGGAGTTTTTCAGAAAAAGATGAAACGCCCCTTTTGTCATAATAATTATATAATTGTTTGAAAGTCTTAGTTTTAAGTTTATCTATAAGCTCATTCTCAGCCAATAATTCAGCGTGTTTGTCAGCCTCTTGTTTTATTTTTTTCGGGATAGCCTCCATTTTATTTAATTTCTCTCTAAAATCGATCTGCTGAATTTTATACTTCAAGGCTCCGGAGTCAGTTTCTTTCAGGAATTCTTTATTAATGAAATAATTTCTAAAATTGTTATTTTCAATTTCTTCCATAAGAACTTTCACTGCCCTCCATCTTTGTTTTTCTTCATCAGTATAATCAGCATAATTTTCTTTATTATCTACATTTAGAGCCTCTTTAAGTTCTTCGTAGTCTAAATCTTTGTAAAGATCATAATACTGATCAAAATAATTATTGTACTTTTTCACTGGTTCAGGTTGTATTGTTTTTTCATTAAGAATAGTATCTACAGCATCTGCAATAGATGGCATAGTTTTCCCAAACTCATCATAATCAAGGTCAGCATCAGAAACAACATTTCTTTTATCTCCCGGAATAAATATACCTGCATTTTCATAATAATCGAAAGTCCTTTTCGGATCTTCGGATTTCTTTTCCGGCACCTTTGAAACCTGTACAGATATAACAATAATTACAATAATTATTAAAACGATAATTACAACTATCCATTCAGCCATGGTATTAAAATTTAAATTATTTATTTCCGCATTCGTTTGATTCTTTTGTCGTATAATTCATCAAGTTTCTTTACATGTTCCTCATTATCGAATGAGAAACCAAGTGCGATGCTTTTTTCTTTCTTCTCACCTTCACTATAATCCCAAAGCAGCAAGTCAAGAATATTATATTCACGAAAATATCTAAATACTAAAGTTGAAGAAGGCATTGTATTTAAAGTACGTCCGTAATACTCTTCATCTATTTTATGAAAGGTATATTTTCCTATAACCAAATCAGCCATACCTCCTAATTTTTAGTTAGTTTATCAGGCCTCCTACCAAGGCTTTCCATTGCACGCTCAAAACAAACATTCAAATCAGTTTTGCTCTCCTTGTCTTCAAAAAAGAAATTCACTCCAACCGCTTTTGCAACTTGTAAGAAAGTGTCAAGTGTAGGTTTATACTTAAGTGCAAATATTCGGCTAACATTTGATTGAATTAACCCTGATCTTTGAGCAATTATTTCCTGTGTGATACCCTTTTCAGTTGCTATCTCTTTCAACATTAATACAAATAATTGCCATTCATAATTATCTTTTCTCATATCGTTTGCTTATTGAATTATAAAAATGGCAGTTTACCGACATGCCCTGGTCAAAAGATCACTTCACCAAATAATAATCACCTTTTTTAAGGAAGTCAGCCCAGTCATTGCCTGTCCAACACCCAGCATCTTCAAATTCTTCAACACTCATTTCTGTAGTTCTGTAAATTGTGTCATCCATTATGATCAAGTAAGTTAAAGTAGCTGTTTCAGCGTTGATTTTAAATTCTCTTCCTGAATCTGTAGTTAGTGTTCTCATTGTTATAATGCCGCTTATCCGTTGCCGCCGTTTCTATTGATTATTAAGTCCTACAAATATATATCATAAATGATATAAAACCAAACAAAAGGCATGTTATTTTATATGTTGTAAAACATATATTTAAAAATGTCCCATCCGCTCTTTGCGTTTCTTTGCTACTTTCTTTGCGCGTAACCCAAAGAAAGTAGACGACGCAAAAAAGGATCCCCGGGCAGTTAACCCGGAATCCCTTTTTAGTAAAAAGATATAGATTAAATTATGCCTTCATCCGCAAAACTGAAATAGTTTTCTTCTGTTACTATGATATGATCTAAAACAAAAATATCCATCCATCTGCCTGCTTCTCTTAACTTCTTAGTTATATTTGTGTCCTGTGGGCTTGGTCGTAAATTTCCGCTCGGGTGATTATGAAATAAGAAAATCCCTGTAGCTAAATTTTCGATAGCATATTTTAAAATTATTCTAATGTCTACCACTGTGCCAGAAATACCGCCCTGACTTATTTTTGCATAACCTAAAGAATTGTTTCCTTTGTCAACTAATAAAACAAATGTACTTTCATAAACTCCAATATCACCACGCCAGAAATTAAGTGCATAATTATAAGCCTGTCGGCTGTTAGTGATTTTCACACGGTCAAATTCTCTTCTTTCTCCTGTGATTTTGTACTCAATCGCTTTTTCCTGAACTTCTAAAACTTTTGTTTTCATTTTAATGATGCCGTATTGTTACTGTTGCCGCCAGTTTTAATGAATTATCTTACTATAAAGATATATCATTTATGATATATATCCTAATATATTTGTATGTTTTATAACATAAATATCACTATTTCAAACCGTTGTGAATAAAATGATTACCATTAAAAAAGTGCTGTTTTGTTTTATAAATATTTAAATCGTCCGCCTTTGGTGAACTTAACTGCTTATTAATAACCGCTGTATGTTAAAATAACCGCACTTATGTGCGGTTATTGTCTGGGGGCTCCCTCCAGCGCCCTGCTTCGCGTTTTTGTTAATTCATTTCGCTTTTTTACCTTATATGATGGCACGTTTCGCCCTGCCCGAGCCGTTCGGGCGGTAAAAACCAATGTACCATCGAAAATTTAAAAAGGTAATTACTAAACGAAAGTGCTGGTAAGGTTGTAGGATGTAATGATTTGTGGAAACTTAGTGCAACCAATATATAAGGTATCAAATGCATCAGTACCATCGGTACGATACTCAAGTCGATCCTCTTCAGTCTCTGCCAGTTTCTCGCCTCTCTTATCTTTCTTGAAGCCTTCAGCACCTTTATAAACACCGGTTGTTTCCATGGCAAGTATCAATTCTTCATTATTATTGCTGTTAAGCATAGGTATTAGTCCTGACTTCCCACTGAAGCCTTCAGATATAAGCAGCCATTTCTCCATGTGTCGCATGGGGTTACCAATGTGTACTGCTCTTATTTTCCAGCCATTCTTTCTAAACTCATTTTCTACAACTGATTTAAAGTCTTCATCATTCACTGCATAGTTGGATCCAAGAGCTGTGCCATCATAATAAAATATAACAGTTTTATCTTTGTGGTGCCGGTAGTATTTGCAGAAGTCTTGCACAACCTCTCTGAGCTTGCGTTCATACTTAACATAGAATGACTTAAGGACTCTCAGCGTGCGTCCCTGGGGTTGCCCTGCTACTATCCAGTTGATGTTGGCATTGTAGTCCATTCCAATACAGATAGGTGCATTAGGGTTAACGTCTGAGTCCTGTAATGAAGACTCATCAGATATCTTATCAAACTTATATTCAAGGCTGTCTAGATAACTGTTATTGTTTGCCACATAATAGTTAACATGTTCACGCATGTTGTTATAGAACCCATCTTTCATAATGCCCACACGTTGACATAAGATGGAAGTTTGAAATACAAGTGGTGGAAGATCACGCTTCATTTGCTTAATATAGCTCTCTCCTAGTACCTCGAGATTCTCAATGGATGAAAACTCTTTATAATAAACACAAATAGATCTGAGCTCAGCTAAATCCTTGTACATCTTTTTCAGATAATACTTAAGATATGCCGGTACTTCTTTATTTTCTTTTTGCAGTTCTTTAATCCGATCTTTTGTTTTCCATATCTCAAACACTACGCCCTGAATAGTTTGAATAAGTTCAGGATCACTTTTGTCCTGGTATCGAAGAAACCAGGAACCTTTCTTCGTGGTTGGCATATCAGAAATAATGAGAAGAGAGTGGTGATAGCTTCTGTCGCCGAAATAACCTTTGTATCCACCATTTGCAGGAAAAGTTTCATCTTTCAGTTTTTCATAGTCAAGGAACTTTGACTCATCGCAAATAAGATAGTCAAGTGTAAGTGAATTGGATGTTCCTGGTCTATCCTGTGAAATAATATAGATTATAGATCCATTGTAGAATGATATCACATATTCATACTCAGCAGGCTCAATTCTGGGTCTGCCGAATCCTGCTACCTTTGGAGGTTTACGTCCA